AAGCTAGAGCAAATCTTACGAATTAAGTGCCAAAATCAAGAGATCCAAGAAATTCTTCATACTCTATTTTATAAAATTTTAAATGTAGAATCTAATCTGTTTGGTTGGGCCCGCACAATGTGTAAGTATGGGGACTTTTACCTCTATTTGGACATAGAAGACGACAAAGGAATTAAGTCTGTGATTGGCCTTCCACCTTCCGAAGTGGAAAGAATGGAGGGTGAAGATAAGGATAATCCAAATTATGTCCAATTTCAGTGGAATTCTGCTGGGATGACTTTGGAGAACTGGCAGATAAGCCATTTTAGAGTCCTTGGCAATGATAAATTTGCTCCCTATGGAACCTCAGTGCTCGACCCAGCAAGAAGAATTTGGCGGCAGTTGACCTTGATGGAAGACGCTATGATGGCGTATCGAATTGTTCGTGCCCCAGACAGACGAGTATTCTATATTGATGTTGGCGGTATTCCTAACGAAGACGTAGAGCAAACAATGGAAGCGGCCATGACGCAAATGAAGCGGCACAGGATGGTCGATACAGATAATGGCAATGTTGATCTTAGATACAATGCTGCTTCGATCGAAGAAGATTTTTTCATTCCAGTCCGAGGCGGCCAATCAGGAACTAAAATTGAAAGCATTACTGGCCAGAGTAGAGCGAATGACATTGAAGACGTTAAATACCTGCGAGATAAAATGGTGTCAGCGATTAAGATCCCGCAATCATATCTCGCTCGGGGAGAGGGCGCCGAAGAGGATAAGGGGTCTTTAGCCCAAAAAGATGTCCGGTTCGCTAGAACAATTCAGAGACTACAGAGGTCAATGATTTCAGAACTTGAAAAAATGGCAGTTGTACACCTTTACACGATGGGTTACAGAGGCAACGATCTTATTAATTTTGATATAGATCTCAACAACCCATCAAAGATTGCACAAATGCAAGAAATGGAGCAAATGAGAATCAGGCTGGAGATTGCTACCCAAGCTAAAGAATTCTTCTCCAGAAGATGGATTTCAGAAAATGTATTCGATGTTTCACCAGAAGAGTTTCAGAGAAATCTCAGGGAAATCAGTTTCGATCGGAAGCTTGAAGGTGCGTTCGCTAAATTTGGTGAAATGGCCGGCAACGAAGGCGCCTTTGGAATGGGTGGTCCAGAATTGGGCGGTGATTTAGGTCTGATGGGCCCAGAATTGGGCGGCGATTTGGGCCAAGGTCTCGAAGGTGGAGAAGGTTTAGGTGGTCTTGGCGAAGTACCAGCGGAACCAGTAACTTCTATTGAGCCTGAAACCGGCGAACCTCCACCCTCAGAGTCTGATAGTGTCCTGTTGCCAGTCCCTGAACCTGCCACAAGCCCCGGCTCAAGGGACGACAACTATAAACTCGAAAGTCCGGATGGCCGAATAACTATCACAAAAAATTCAAAAGGAAAGCCGTATATAAGAGTGAAGACAGATAAAAGAGATATGGGGGCAAGGAGAAAGAATTATACTAAAAAAGGGCAGGGCGGCCACCGATCTACTTTGCCGGGTTATCTTGACATGAAGCAAACGGCCTCAGGAACATTGTTAGAAACTAAATCTATTTATGATGCCGACAATGTCGAAGGTCAAATCTTTGGGTCAACGGATGAAATCAAGAGTATCATTGAGTCTTTGAAAAAGAAGACGGAGAAAGAGAATGAAGTATAAGCATAATAAGAAAAGAAACACCGCTTTTCTTTATGAAGCACTAATCAGCAACCTTACTAAAGCCTCCATAGAAGAAGACAAGAAAAAAATGACTTCTCTGATGGGTATTATCAAGAAGCACTTTAGCAATGGCTCTATTCTAAAGAAAGAGCTTGATACCTACAAAAGCATATATGAGACTAAAGAAATGCCACTAGATGATGCAAAGAGTATCATAACAGAGGCAAAGAGGATGTATGCTTTTTTTGATGATAAGGAAGTTTTTAATGCTCAGACTAAGCTTGTGGACGATGTGAACAAGACAGTTGGAACTAAGCTCTTTGACACATATCTGCCAAATTATAAAGACCTAGCCTCGCTAAACCAAATATTCTCAAAAAATATTCCACCAAAAACCAAGGTATTGCTTGAGAAATCACTGGTCAAGGGAATGGCCGCTAAAGCATCACCTTCTACTGAAGAAACATACGATCCTTTAGTCATTAAGACTTTTTCGAAAGCATTTAATAGAGAATACAGCAAGCTAACTGAAGGGCAAAAAGAACTTATCACCACATATGTTGACTCGCTAAGCGACGAGGGCCTGCAATTAAAAGCAAGATTATCAGAGGAAATTGCGAATCTTAAAGAATTCTTTATTGAAAAACAGGTTACCGACGATGAAGAGATAAGGCAAAGAATGGAGTCTTTGGTAGAGTTGCTTGATTCATATAAAGGACAGTTTATCTCTGAGAGGATTTTGATCGAAGTTTTGAATATGCAAGATATCCGTGAGGATTTAATGAACAATGATTAGCGAAGATATTAAGATAAAAATTGATCCTGCGGTAGCTGCCTCGGTAGACTCGTTAGCGCCGACCCCTGCTGAGGTCGAACCGGGTATTAAGCTGACGGTTGATTCAACGCCGGATATCATCAAGCTCAACATTAAAAAGCCGATTGAAATTACTTTAAAGCTAAAGAGAGCCTTGAACAACGACTTCATGGTTTACGATCACCCTCATTACGATGTAGTGATTATGCCTTCTAAGAACAAAATATCCACTTTTCCAAAATCAGATTTAAGATTTGACTCATACACATCACAAGACAAGCTATTTAGGTTCTTAGCTTCGAAGGGGTTAATAACGAGAGACACTGTTACGACAGGAATGGCGTTCAACTCCTTAGAGGCTGTTTATCCAATTAACAATGATGTGAAAACAGTTCAGGCCATACTTTATGCTCTCTACAATTACTTTAAAGACGAAGTAGCCTCTTTGAAAAGAGCCGAAGATTTTATTGAGATGACTGACGAAGACTTTTACGATCCTGATGATGATTCGACAACAGAGCTGGGAGAGATCCCTCATGAAGAAAGAAAAGGCTCAATTGATCCAAACTACAGGCCGCTCGGCTTGATGTACAGGTTGTAATGTCTTTAACAGAGATTCTCTTATTTATACTGATTTGCTATGGCTTGACATTGGTCGCTGTATATGGCCATATCTTTGATTTTATTCGCCCTAAGACAGGTTTCTTTGGAAAGCTCTTTAGCTGTTCTATGTGTACTGGTTTCTGGGTAGGCATAACCCTACACATCATTTCGCCATACACAGAACTATTTACCTTTGAAGGCGGTTTTTTAAATTCTGTTTTATTGGGATTTTTAAGCGCCGGAACCAGTTATGCTCTAGATACGTTATTTAACGATTAAGAGCGAGGAGTTAACATGTTAGCCACAGGTCACAACGTATGGGTCGAGAATCATTGGATGCTTAGACCACCAACAAATTGCTGCAAGGGCTCTTAGCTCAGGCGGGTAACGCCCGCTTTTAAAAGGTATAAGTAAATGAGTAAACAAATATTACGAGAATTTTATGAGCTTTGCCCTAATGGCTATTGCGAAGATTTGTTGACTGAATCTGAGAAAAGAGAGATAGCCGAGAATGGAGCCCTATATTTGACCGGCGTCATGCAGTGCGCCAATAAAAAGAACGGCAACGGCAGAGTGTATAAAAGAGAGACCTTGCAAAGAGAAGTTGCAAAATACAAAGATATAATAGCACAAAACCGTGCCCTCGGAGAATTAGATCACCCAGAGTCTTCAATAGTAAACCTCCAGAACGTATCTCACATGGTAACCGCCATAGGAATGGACGGCGACGAAGTTCGTGGAAAGATAAAGGTTTTAGATACTCCTGCGGGTAAAGTTCTAAAAGCTCTCATTGAAGGCGGCGTGAAAGTTGGTATTTCATCTAGAGGGATGGGAACAATTAAAAAAGAAAACGGCCAGACATTAGTAGAAGATGACTTTATGCTCATTTGCTTTGATATTGTAGCAGAACCATCAACGCCGGGGGCTTACATGAACCCTGATCAAAGAAATGACGGCAGCTATCCTTTATCGGAAGATCTCCGTCACGCTGGGAACAAAACAAGCATTTTAAATAAAATAGATACCCTTCTTAAAGGATAGATATGAGTTCGAAAGATAAATCAGGAAAAATAAAAGAAGTAATCAAGCAATGCCTTAGAGAGGGATTAGTAGAAGAGGGACTTTTAAGTGAGGTTCTAGCCGAGGGCATCCGAAAAGCCAATATAAGCAGCCCTGCCCCTCAGCCAATGATAGAGGCTAAGGCCCCCGCCCGCCCTAGAGCACCATTACGCCCAAAGTTTGAAAAGAGCGAGGCGATGAAGGCTCTCGAACAAAAGTTTGCCGGAACTCCATTGCAAAATATATTTGAGGGCGTAGAAGCTATTCCGGGCGAATCAACAGCTTCACCGTTATCCGGGTTATCTAAAAATGACCCCGGAATAGATATTACTAAGTTTCCCGGCTTTGATCGATGGAAAGACAAAGTATAGGGCTATTTAAAGAAGAGGAAAGAATGGAAGTCAAGGCAAGGAAAAATGAAAACCCGCACAGTCTTATTCGAAGGTTTTCAAAAAAAATTAAAGATTCTGGTATTTTAGAAGAATACAAAGAAAGAATGTATTTTATAAAACCATCGGACAAAAAGAGAAAAGAAAAGAGATTAAGAGAAAAAAGACTAAAGAAGTTGCAGGAGAACAGTAATGGCTAATTTTGGAAGTTATCGTGTGGGCGTCGGCTCAGTAGGCCAATATATGATGTCTGGTATTCCCTATGTCAGTTCTTCAATTTCAGTAGCGGACTCAGGCAGCTCACCAGAAGAAATTAATTTTCCTAGAATTACTAAATTTATAACCGTTGTCAACGAAGCTACTGGTTCTGCTGCTCCAATTCGAGTTGGTTTTTCCTCAAATGGTGTAAGTAATTCTGGAGATAACAACTATTTTGTCTTAGCAAATGGCGAATCGTACACTGGCGAGTTTAGAGTGACCTCTATTTACCTTTTAGGTGACACGGGCACTAGCTCAACTTGCTCAGTTATCGCTGGCCTAACAGGCATTACAACTGCATCTTTAGATACAGGCTGGCATAATTGGTCCGGGTCAGCAGGGGTAGGATAAATGATTAGCGGGTTTGGCCGCAAGAGAGGCAATCTATCCTCTTGCCAAACAGGCAAAGCTCGTGAGTTTGATCTCTATCTTAATGGACCAACTGGATTTATCGAGAAAACACTAAGCTCAGACAAGTTAGCATTATTTACCGCTGTAGACTTAAGAGATGTGAATGAGCAGGCTGCGGTGTCTTCTTGGACATCAAGAATAAATAATTATTCATTGACCGAGTCCACACCATCTGCCCAGCCTGTCATCTCTTCGTCAGCAAACACTCTAAACGAGAGAGCAGTATATTTTAATTCTAATGATCAACTAACAATCCCACAGGGTGGTTATGATTTATCTTCGTACAATAAGATATTTATAGCTTTTAAATTTTGTACCGAGCAGAATCCCGTTAATTTAAATGGAGTCCTTAACTATAGTAGCGAACCAACCGCTAGTGGCACAGGCAGTATAAGACTATATCACAATACGTTTATCGACGGGATATTTTGTAATGTCAGAGACAACGTGCCCGATTTTAATTTAGAGTCAACAACTATCAACGCCTATACCCCCGGCGACTATAAGACGTTTTTATACAAAATTGATTATACGAAACAGACCGACGACGAACAAATTGAGTGCTATTTGGACGGAGAATATGACGATACAGACCAAGCAGAATACGTTATGGCCTCGGACTCCACTTTTGGAAACTATGCTCTTTATTTGGGGAAAATACTTAGTGCGGTGAGCAATGCCCAATATTACGGCCAAAAAATGTACATTAGAAGCATGTTAATCGCCCCCAATTATTATCCCTCGGCTGATGAAGTGCGTAAAATATATTCCGCTATGAATGAGATAGATAGGGAAGCTTAAAGCCTTTTTAAGTCTTTAGCCACTATTTACTGTAGATTGTTTAGGAGTTAATGAATGTCAACTGTTCTAGAAAGTGCGATTGCAGATGCCACAAAGCTTAGAGAAATGGCTCTAAAGCACGCAGAAAAAACTTTAGTTGAGAAATACAGGTCAAATATTGACTCGGCTGTTCAATATATCCTAGAACAGGAAGACCCGGAAGACGACGAGTCAGAAGAAGAAGATCCAAAGCTTGATGAAGACAAAACCCATGTAGTGGAACTGAACGATCAACTTAAAAAGCAAGACGGTCAAGGCTTTGCCTTTATGGAAAAAACCTCGGAAGAAG